TGGCGGGGATTGTTGTATGCGCTGATAATTATAACGAAAGAATTGTTGATATCTATCTTGATGAAATAGTAATTGCTACAGCATGGTTGCATGATTGCGTTGAAGATTGCGATGTTAGTATTCGGCAAATTTCTAATAAATTCGGGATTGACGTTGCTTATGGTGTTGATTGTTTATCTGACATAGAAAAAGGGAATAGAAATCTGCGTAAAGAATTATCCCGTAAAAGACTTTCTAAATCAGAAAATTGGGTACAAAATATAAAAGTCGCTGATTTAATAAGCAATACTTCTTCTATCGTTCAGCATGATCCTGACTTTGCTAAAGTTTATCTCGAAGAAAAGCGATTATTGCTTGATGTTTTGACTAAAGCTGATGAAAGGCTTATAAAGATCGCCAGAAAACAGTGCGAGGTATTTTAATGAATAGCTTGCTGTCTTCCGACGTTGTTGTTATTACGTTGCCTAACAAACCCGCTCCTACGCCAGAAGAATTTAATAAATCTTGGGAGAATGATATAAGAAATGATAATAAGTCATTGATTGAAGAGATTACAAAAAAAATAGCAAAAAAAGACTTTTTAAAAAAATATTCTTATTTTGCGGAAAAGAAACGACACTTAATAAGACAGCCCAAAAACCGCATTCACTTCTTTCGTCTTCGCAAAATCCGCAGGAGTGACGAAACCGAGGCAATCGTGACTTATTCCAACATCTACAGACTTAAAGCATTCATAAGCGTACTCAGAGCAAATGTACTCATTCTTTCTGACGCGCGTTGGTGCGCGGCACTCTTTTCGCGATATAAATTTATTTCTCAGTATCCTTGCTGTTATTTTTGCGATATCTAACGTCCCGTATCTGTAACCCAAAAAATCCACCGCCACTGTTGAGAAATTTTTAATGTGGGACTCGTTAAGATCGGTGTGGCGTCCTATTATCATGCCACCGTTGTACCGATGATTTTTTCCGTCGTAGTTTTTGACATAAAAAGAAAGTGGCACACATCGAACACCAATAGTTTCTACGCTTTCAAAAACAAATATTCTATCAATCGCGTCAAGCCTTAAAATAAACGCTACGTGAGTCCATATAGAGCCTGTGGCGAACTTTATCAAGCGAGAGTACATGCTTTCACCCGCGCACATCAAAATGTCGCCTGAGCGAATCTGTGAGCGTGCATCAGAGTATTTTAATGTTGGTACAGAGGGGAATTTGTCAACCGATATTGGCATTTTTGTCATTTTTATAGGATTTATTGTCAACCATTTTTTTCTCAAACATGTAACAAGCCTCATTTCAACATGTAACAAATCACCATGCGAAATCCTATTGTGACGACTTCTGCAGGTATATCGCAAAATTCAACATTTAACAAATCAGTTTTTAAGATGTAACAAAGCATATAATTTCTTTCATTTATAATTTCTAAAAATCCAACCCTTTAAGAAATTTATATTTTTCGGCCTTTCTTCAACACAATCAGCATAATATTTTGACCGCTCAACACGAAATCTCTCTAAAAGCCAACCCTGATGGCAATTATTCGCCTCTTTTAAGCTTAGTGAACCAATATCGCCATCCTCTGTTAATTTACCTCCACAGTGATTTATTGCTTTCTGTAAGGATATTTCGGCATTAAACGTTCCACTATTAACACCCATATCAAATACTCTGATAGCAAGATTAGGATTCGATAATAAGTCATATTCTCTTTTCCAGTATCCATTTTTATAAATGACTTTAGCCTGCTCTTTCGTTAAGCTTTTAATATCAAGACTTGGAAATGATTTTTTTGAAATTCCCCACTTTGTTTCTTCACCAGAGTCATTAGAGTTATTGACATAAAACCCTTCATTTCCTATAACAAAATCAAACGCTTTGTCGAATAAGGACTTTTCTTCGACCATTATATACCTCTCGATAGTTCAGTTTTTATCTCTGCTATTGCAACTTTTATTTCAATGAAGTTTTCTGAAGCATAATTTTTAAAATATTCAAAATTATCTTTTATTTCTCTTATGAACTCATTTTGTGACTTATAGGATTCCATCAAAAGACTAACATTTTGAGTTATCCTGAAAGCTAATGTAATAATTCCTATGATAATTGGAGAAGTTATCAGAACTATTATTAGTTCTAAAAGTTTTATATCCATCTCATACCCCTACATAAAATAAAATACGCAATTGGAAATGTTGTAGAAAAACCAATCTTCATAATATTGTTAATTTTTTTTATACTCTCTTTCCCGATGTTAAAAAGCCTTATATTAATTAAGAAATTTATGAATGTATCAATAAGAAAAAGCATTGATAGCAAATCTATTCCGACATAAAACACTTTGAGAAAATAGTAATATCCATCCTGGGTGTAATCCCTGTATGTAGAGTAAAAGAACCAATATATTGAAAAAAATGAAACTGAAAAATCTGTGAATGAGGGAGTTTTATAATTAAACAATAAAACTCTTAAAAGCATTATAATCATAATTACATTGATAATTTCAAACGAAACCATCATCCCTAATGACATGGTGGTATCTTGTGTTACAATATAAAGTGAACAAAAATACCATGCCAACAGAAATAAAGTGCTTCCTTTTGCTATTTTTTCAATCATAATTTAACGTTAATCAAACAGATGTTATTGTTTGCCATGCGGCACTTATATATACACATAGCTTTCCTAGAGTTGTATCACCAAATAATTGAAATTGAGAAGGTGATGAAATTGCATTTTTTTGTGTTGTCGTTCCCAATTGCGGAATAATTCCGTTTAAAAAGGTTTTATTGCCAGCAAACGTTTGCGTTCCTGTAGATACCCCCCCTGGATTTGTAGCATCTGCAGCTTCTAAATTAAGCTGTTGCCCTATTAATGATAACCCTGCTGGATTAGGCGTTACCCCAAAACTTAAAAGTGAAACATTCCCTGTGTTTGTGTTTGATAGATTGCTTGCAGATATTGTTCCACTAAAGGTTTTATTGCCAGCAAACGTTTGCGTTCCTGTAGATACCCCCCCTGGATTTGTAGCATCTGCAGCTTCTAAATTAAGCTGTTGCCCTATTAATGATAACCCTGCTGGATTAGGCGTTACCCCAAAACTTAAAAGTGAAACATTCCCTGTGTTTGTGTTTGATAGATTGCTTGCAGATATTGTTCCACTAAAGGTTTTATTGCCAGCAAACGTTTGCGTTCCTGTAGTAACAACGCCTGGAAACGATGCAGTCGCCGCCTCTAAGTTAAAGTTTGGGCCCGATAATGTCATTCCAGCAACATTAGGAGTCGCACCGACTGCGAGAATATTAAGCCCGATTTGTTTATTATTAAATGTTGTCCAATCTATCGATGAAAGATAACCGTTTGCTAAAGTAGTAGCGACAGGTATAGAAAGCACACCACTATTTAAGGCTAAAGGCGCGGTAACAGTAACGACATTTTGTGAGTTATCTACTTTTTGCCACGCACTACCATTAAATACAACCCAGTCTCCGATATTCCATGTACTAACACCGTTTAAATTTGTGCTTCCTGCCACTGAAACTATATAAAAGTCACCTTTTGTACCAACACTTGAAACAAGCGTAGGCGTATTCGTAGACGCATTCCAAGAGCCTTTGTAATTCAAAGGAAACTGAATGCGCGGTGGAATCAAATTGATAAATGGAGTTGTAAAGCCCATGATTTTTTCCTTTAGTCGTAAAAGGCAACTGAGATTTTTACTGCATCATCAGAATTAAAATGCAAAACTTGAACGGCGGGAGAAGAACCTTCCAGCCAAACGCTAGCTAAATTTACAATTGAGTTTGTTAGGGTGAATGTAGAGTTAGATGGCATTAAAGCGGCCGTATCTGCTGCAACGCAATAGCTACCAGTTGCAGAAATAATGCACGATCTTTTTCCTGCGGGGACGGTAACAGTTTTATCCGTTGCGCCAGGTAATATACATTCATAGATTGCTGTCGAAAAATTTGGGGCGAATGTCGATAGCCCATTTGAATCTGTAAGTTGATTTAACGCTGACATATTTTTCTCCTATTTTTTAAATATTTAAACTTTTAATTTAATGACCTATCGCAAAGAAAATAACTGGGACGGTTGCGTTTGCATCAAATGGTTGTGCTGCAGTAGAACTAAAATCAACTGTAAAGTCCGTTGCGCTATAAGAATAAGTAGATATATTTATTCCTCGTGTTGCCCCTGTGCCATTTTTATTTGTTCCATGAACTTGAAAACAAGCATTAGGAAATGCAAGAGGGAATGTAGGGGTAACAGTGGATATTGTGCTTCCCAAGGTTACAGGAATTAAAACAGTAAACCATTGTAAGATCCATCCACCTGGAAATTCCTGATATCCATTTACTAAAATAGAATTTAAAAAAGAAGATGACAGAGGATATCTAGCATCTGCAAATGCCTGACTAATCTTAGTTTGTAATTTTTCTGTAATGAAAAGTGCTGAATTATATGCAGCAATATCGCCAGAATTAATTTGTGTCTGACCATTTGCAACTGTAATAACCCATGCGCCTGTATATCCCGCATCAGGCGTAGGTGGTACTTGTGTGCCTGTTGTCGCAGGTACGCCAGCTTTGATATTAGAAACTAAATTACCGCGACGTGTCGTATCGACAACCGCTGGAGAAGCCCCAAAAAATGGCCTATTTTGAGGATTTTCATCCGCATCTTGATAAATAACCTGCAAAAGATAATCGATGCTTTGCCCTGGCGTTGCGGGAGCTGTCAGAGGAAATGTGACAGCATCCATCAAAATACCTTGTTTTACTATTTCTCTGGCATCTGCGGGAATTGATCCGTATCTCGTTCCATCAATCGCCTCTAAAGTATAAATTTCTCCAGGGTTTAAGACGACATTCAATGAAGCTGGGCCTGTCGGCACGCATGTTAAATCATTAAGTAATGGGCCTGATCCTAAGATTGCTTTTGTAAGTTTACCTAAGCCAATCATTGAAAAAAGATTTGAATTATCTACATCTATTGAATCAATGCGCTCATTGTCATAAGCAATCGCTCTATCCATTAGTTTTTCCTCAATCTAAAATTGTAGTGTGCATTAATGTGCCCGCGGCTTTAGTTATTTCAATGGTATTTAAAATATCAAAATCTGTAATACAAGAATTTTGAGCACCGCCATCACCATAATAACTTTCTGCTGTTGCATAGGCATTTTGATTTAAAAAAGCTGTATCATTGATAACATTCGGGAGCGGTCGATAGACGGTTATCCATGCTTGATATGGGCCTTCAGCACCCATAAAAGCATGATTATAAAAATCGTGATTATAATATCCTGCATCATTAAAGCTTTCATAAACGACTGGCACTCTACCCGTTAATTCAGTAAGACGATCAATCATTGCTTGTTTTGTGCCGCGCGGGGCAAGCATCATTTTTTGAATTCTTACCAAGAAATCAGTATCACTTTGCGCTGAACATCTCAGTAAAAGATCACCAAAGAAATCTTCCGCATACAAATCAAGAAAAATATCTGTAGAGGTTTCTGGGCGAGTTTGTAGATGCGAATACATCAAGCATCCATAGATAAACGCTGAGACATTGGCAAAACCAGCCAGAAAAGCATCTAACACAGTATTACCATTTTGGCTGTACCATGGCGCTGAATATTTAAAAAGAAATACAATCAGATTATCTTCTGATAATGCAGCCATTAGATCACCGACACGCTAAAAGTACCTATAAATACACGCTCTTTAAATGTTGGCGTTAAATCCGAGGGACTACCATTAATCAATAATCCGCTTGCTTCTATAACTCCTGCTGATGCTTCATAAATAAGTTGGTATATTTTTGTTGCGATAAGTTTTTGACCAATTTGTAGGCTTGAAACATAATCACCCACTTTATCTTTTATTGCTTGGACGATAGTTGGTGCATCAAATAAAGGGTTTAATTCAACTGATACCGCAAGATTCGCTGTTAAAATAACGACTGGGTAAACGCCGATTTGAATGCCAAGGGCTCTAATGATATCAATTTTAGAGTAGATGGCCTCAATCAATGAAGCAGGAGGACTGCCAGAGCCGTCATCAATGATGATGGTATTAAGCCCGTCTTGCGTTGAGCCTGAGAAACTGGTGTTTTCTTCTATTTTGTAATAAACAGATGGAGTGCCATTTCTTATGGCCGTCTTATAAGCCAATAAGTTTCCAGAAGTTAGAGAATTAATAAAGTCAGGAAATCTCTGTCTATAAGAATCATCGCTTTCGCGCGCATAGCCATTTGTAAATTGCTGGGCGTTATTGACTGAATCCACGCCTACAATGGAGCTTGCAATCTGATTAATCGCACCAGCATGCACGTTTCCATTTAATCCTGCAACCAAAGCTACAACTGGTGCAGAGATAGAAGCTACGCTTGGGGCTAATACGTAAGCATTCAAACTAATATTAAAATTAGGATTAGATGTATCGGCATACACTTTAAATTGCACCGATGAAGCAGAAGCTTGAACCAAAGCATCTACAGGAACTGTAGCTTGATTTGTACTTGTATTTCTTGCAAAAGTGACTTGTCCCGAGGCTGCTTGGGCAAGATTTCTATAAAATTTAAATATCAAGAAAAATGAATCAAGGTCACTTCCAGTACAAGAACCAGCGCGACAAAGTGCTAATTGTTGTAAAACTATCGCTTGCATCCATAAACCAACACCCGCATTTGCTTCAACAAGTGAGAGATTTGGTGATCCTATGGGAAATTGAAGATTAGGAAGCTTCGCCTGCATGGACGCAACCTGATCCGATACAAGCGTATTAAAATCTTTTGTAGTCAACGGCATTTTTAGCTTACCTGAAATGAGATTGAGACTGGGTTTTTTGTGAGTGCGCTGTAATAAACAATGTCACATTGCAAAATATTGTTTCCAAGCGGTTTAAATGTAATTAGTGGTCGTGGAGTTTGAGCAACGGTGCTTTCAAGTAAAATTTGAGAAGTAATAATGTTTTGTATGTAATCAAAATTTCCAGTACTGAGAGATTCACCAACAAATCGGCTAATACCAGCACCATATTCGGGATGCCAAAAATAAGTCCCCGGATTGGTCAAAAGCCTTCTAATAATTGATTCTTGGGTAAGCTCTTCACCGTCTGACATTTCAAGTACTCCCTGGCTTGTTAATGAAAGATCATTGCCAAAGAGATTTTTAATCTGCATTTTTTATTCAGCCTTTACGATGGTTGTTAATTGTGCATTTGTCATTCGAAATGGCATATCAGGAGGAGCCCCACCGCCATGCGTATGCGCGTTATAAAGAGTTTCCAAAGCCTCTGTAACAAGCTTTAAAAGAGTGCCGCCATTTGATAAATTTATGGCTTGTGCTTCAACATTTGCATTAACAGCATTAATATTCACATCTGCTGCTGACGTTACATCAACATTTCCGCTAATGGTATTAACCTTGAGGTCATTATTTGCAGTAATTTCTACATCGCCATTATTTTTGACTTTTATAAAAGTCCCCGACGGATGGGTTAGCCACCACTCACCTGCTGGCACAGATGGAGGAACATCTTCATCACTATAGATTTTTCCGATGACGATACCGCTATTTAAGCTACCCTCTTGAAAAACTACGACCACTTGATCATTAATATTGGGTGCGCCTACCAATCCCATGAAACTCGTCGCAAGCGGAATCCAACCCGTTTGACTAGCCGCAGGATTTTCTTCGTCTTCTGGCTGTAAGCTTACTTTGACGGTGCAATCTGTAGGGTTATAGGATGTTATTAAGCCGAGCCTTACATCTGATGAAGCATTTTTACCAATACCAGATTGAAACCGCATACTGTTTGAAAGCGCATGAAAATCGTGCATTAAAATACTACCTGACTATTTGGAGAATGGTTCTTTACATTTACCGTCATACTGTATTGTGTAGGACTTAAAACTCTATTGACATTTGATGTAAAATAAACTTGATCAAAGTCTGTGTTTGTACCCTTTAATCTCACAACACCGACTTTCTTTAAAATGTTATCTCCAGGCAAATCTGATTCTGTTTTTCTCTCATGCTGGCTTAAATTTTTTATTTGTTGTTGCGCAAATTGTAATGCTTGCTCTTTAGTAAATCCTGGCTTCATATAAGTAAAAGTCTGAGCATCGCCAATGGGTTGAGCCTTTGAAGCTAAAGCAGTTTTTTTGTTTGGAGTTGATTTAACCCTCACATTAAAAGGCTTTTTAGATTTACTGTTCCAGCTTCTAACAATAACAATGATATCTCTTGCTATCGTAAGACTTCTTGAAAGTTTAAGGTTTTTACCGTTGAAAGCTGTATAACCCTTTTCAGGATCGTTTTCGTTAGTTTCATACTGCAATAAATACGCAGTATCTTTCTCAGTGGGCGCTGGGTGAAAATGCAATGTTGTACCATCAACATACGCGACAAAATTTTCTTGTTGCGCAAGAAAATTGATTAAGTCCCATTCCGGCAATTCAGCGGTTAAAGCTGCCCTATCACCCGCATAATATGTTCCCGCTGGTGTAGATGTAGGCGTAACATCCGGCGTAAGCCCTTCTTTTTCTGCAAGCATCGTGACAATTTGCGATGACGTTAAGTTTGGATATTTGTTTGTGGTTTTATTGTCTATGAATTTTGCAGTTAAATCGCGGCCCGTTAAAGTATATTTTCTTTCGAGTAAATCAATTTCTACATCATCTACTTGACCGGTAATCATTATATCTAATTGTTCTTTTGTATAATTAGACGGGTCAGGCGGGAAACCTATAAAAACCTCTATCATAATCGCTGATTCAGATGCGAAATATTGCATTGAAAGTTGCGAAGGCTGACCGCTGATCGGTAATTCAAGGCTAAAAGTATCTGCCAAGAAATTCGTCGTATTGTTCACTTCAGCGCGAATAAATGCAGCCGTTATGCCATTGACGGTGACAATTCCTCTCGGCTGTCTTGCAATAGACTGCGCCGGTATCGTGTTCTCAAACAATTAAAATTCCGCCACTTGCTGTTGTCGGTTTTGGTGGAATTTTTAAAGTTGTGATATCACTGATGTTAGGCGTTATAAATCCATTTTCATCTTTCATGATAGAATAATTAGAATCGGCTATTGCTGTCCATAATGTGGCATCACCATAAGCCTTTGACGCAATTTCAAAAAGATTTCCGAAAGAGACGATAGTTTGATTGCCCTGCTCACTTGCAAGCAAAGAATTCAAGTTTTGCTGCATCACTTGCAATAAATCTCTCAAGTGATAAAGATTAGCTATCTCTATTTCATTCGTCGCATCTTCTGATAAAGTGTTAGGGATTATAGGCATAAAATTATCCAGTGATATTGTTTATCGCACCATTAACACTATTGACAGCATTAGATATTGAGTTTGTAATTTCTGTGATTGCGCCCGTTGTTGCTGACTCTAAATCACCAGCCGCTTCTAGGGCTAACCCAACAATGCCCATCGCGCCAATAATGCCGCCATTATTAATAAACTGGGATAAATCCAAGGCTTCTGTATAGGCTGCTTGAATCGCATCAGAAAATGAAATAGGGATTGCAAAATTTATCGGTATTGTTAAATCTTGGACGACGGTTAAAACTATCTCATAATCTATTTGATAACCCATTCGTAATGTAGATTCAAAGCTTTTTACGACTACGAGATAACTATAAGTAGAATAGGTAAAAGTAACTTGTTTGCCATTAACCGCAAGACTATCTAGATATTTAGCTCTTTCTATTGAAAGAATTCCCCTAAATAATCCCTTAAATGATATATCTTTATAACTGGGGCCTAAAGTATCTGTAACGCGAATGCCGCCTATCAGTTCATTAACAGATTCACGCTGAGAAATTCCTCTAGGGATTGCTTCCGGTACTTCCGTTGCATTAAAAAATATCTCACCGAGACGTACGATGATCAAAGAGAACCGCCATAATTAAGCATATTTGGCTGCAAACTAATATTTGGATTAAATAAAGAACCGTGTGAAGGCTGACGATTTGCTTGTTTTGATTGGATTTTTGTTACCGTGTGCGATATTTCTTTAGAATCCATTTGATGGTGTGTATGAATTTCAAGCGTTTGCTGATGCGCTTTAGCGATTGCCGAACTCATCGCTTGATTAGATGCGTAGTTAGGATCCCATTTTGAATTGTCTGGTAATGTTGGGACTAATGAATTTCTAACGCTATGAAATGCCCCCATAAATCCAATCTTACTAAGAAATGCCTCAATTTTATTAAACCACCATTCAAAACCATCGCCTAAGGCTTGTATCAATAATTGATATCCTTTAAGTGCCGTTTTCCATTGCGTTAAAATTAATAATGTTGCGCCGAGGGGGGTACTTAAAAGAGTAAACGCAGAGGCAAGCTTCTTCACGGTTCCAACAATAGCAAGAGCAGCAGCCACTTTAAGAAATGCAATACCTAATTCTTTTACTTCTGTTTTATGCGCCCTCATCCAAGGTATAAAAATCGCAAGTTCATTATTGATATCTTTTAAAACACGAAGTGTAAGTGGTAAAAGATTGTATCCAAGTTCTATAAATATATTTTGAAGATTTGTTAAAGAGGATTGAAATTGTTGAGAGACTGATTCTTTAACAAATTTATCTTGAATTGCGCCCATACTTGCCAATTGCTTAAAGTCTGCATTCATAGATGCAAGTTGCGCAATAGCTGCCGGACTTGATAATAATGATGCCACTTTTCCGCCTTGAACCCCAAAAGCGTGCTGCATATCTATTGCTACTCTCTCTCTTCCATGTCGGGGATCTTTTGAGATAGCACTACTTACAAATGCTGAAAGCCCCATTATCCATTGATCGGTATCAAATTTTCCATTTACCATGAACTTTGAATGCCCATGTTTGTCAATAAAACCCATATCAGCTAATGCTTCATGACTCTTACCTTTAAGCAATCCTGAACCAAAAATACCTGGGATAGTTCTTGTGATTGCGGCCGCTAAGTTTGTTCCTCCCCTGCTTCCTTTTAACCCAAGACGACTAAGAAGAGCGACCATCATAAGATTGTGCGTATCATCAACGCCAAATGCAGTTTTTAGAATTGGTTGTGAGTAAGACATTGCGCTTCTTAATTCGCTAACCCCGCCAGGCATCATTAAAGATACCTTTGTTATTTCATTGAAATATGGCTCAACTTGAGCTGGAGAATATTTTTGCGCTAAGTGCATCATTTGAATAGCATTAACAGCACTGGACATTGGGTCGGTTTTTTTAAGTAAACTTTGAACATCTACAAATTTTGCAATGGTAGGCATTAATGCAGAAAGCTGAGGCGCGCTAAAAGAATTTGATGTTGCAATTTTCTGAGCGACAGCCGACATTTGTAATGCGTTAAATTGTGTCGGCACAGATGCGTTTTCTATGGAAAGTCTAAGCTTATCCATTTGCTCGACAGTTCCATTCGTCGCAACCTGTATGCCAAGCATATTTTTTTGTAATTCTGCGGCTTTTGTTATTCCATAAACGATTGGTGCAGCGAATGCCGCAGCCGTACCGAAAAGATTAAATGAAGAACTTTTTATTGCATTCATTTTTGTTATGAAAACATCGCCTTCTTTATTAAGAATATTAAGCTGTTTTGAAATAAAAGTAAGTTGAGGGCTTATGTCGTTTATTAACGACAATTTCATCAATACTTTATAGTCTTCAGAAGACATAATTTTATACCTTTTCTTTGAATGCCGCGTTTATTGTACGACCAGCACTCTTTAATCCTTCATAAGAAGCTTTTCTAATTACTTTTTTTATGAATGCAATATTTCTAAATGCCGCAGGGCCAATGAAGGGGCGCATCTCCATTTTGGATGTGCCGAATTCGTGATTTACAGATTTTGGGTCAGTACATCCAAAATAAATAGTAAGATCAACGACGTTACTTTTTATTGAGTCTCGCATTTCACCTGTTCTTAAAAGAGGATTATCGGGCGGTGCGTATCCTAATTTTTCTTTTTCATCGACTGTACTTTGTTTTAAATCTTCCCAATCTGGAAATGGCCCAATTGCTGTTTGATAATGCGATATTTCCTTTTTTGCGGTATCAACTAATTTATCGGCAACAACTTTTAAACCTTCGTGCAAAAATATCTTATGCGTTATTTTTAATTTTAAAAGTAAATCAGCCATTTCTTCTACAGTAAAAAAACTTGTCATTTTTTTGTCTCTCTGAATTTCATTCTTTCAAAATCGAAATGCTGCTCTTCTGGCAGCTCAAGCTCGGATAAGATAATGCAGTAGGCTTGAAGTTCTGTTAATTTTAGTTTAGATGCGATTTTGTGAGGAATCCCCTTGCTCACAACAAATAACATTGCTCTTAGAATGGGATTCTTTACGAGTTTTTTATTTCTTCTTTTTTCTCCTCAGTCTCTACCATTGGAAGAAGCCCACTAGAGCCTACGGCACGCGCAATTTGAAGCATCAATTTTAAACTTTTCACATTCTGAACAATTGCTCTAAGTTCAGATTTTGTTTGAGGTTTTTTAACAGGGATTCCATCGATTGATTTTATGCAGATCAACGAAATAGTATTTGCCATTATTTTATTGCCTTTATCTTCTGTTCCCTGCTGATCCATGCAAATCAGAAAATCCAAAAACTCAAGGGCAGATGGCTCTTCTAATACTATAATTCTACCAAAATCATCTATGATTTCGATTTTATTATGGTTTACGAGAGTGACTTTTGGCGGATTTGAATCTTGCATATATTAATCTCCTCAATTAAGTAATTTTTTCAAAACGTGTTGCGAAACCAGATAACTTTTGTGAAACAAGCTCATTGCCTTTTTTCATACCAAACGTATCAACTTTTAATTGAACATTGGTATAAACATGCTGAGATACAGAGCCATCAACTTCTGTGATGGTTTCGTAAATAGTTCCGCCTGGTACATCGACGCCCGCATAAAACGCTGCTTCAGATAATGCCCAATAAGTCTCAATCTCATCATCTGTTCTTGTGATTTCCATATCAATGGCATGCCCTTCATGGACAACATATGGCGTAATAATGCCGCTTACACCCAGGTTTTTTCCAACCTTAGCATCAGGCTTTGCTTCAAAATTTGTAATAAAATTAGATGAGAGTATTAGCTCACCTTGTGCTGTGTTTATAACCCAGCTTACATCACGTGCAATCGTCATCCCGCCTGCGGACATTTCTCTCTCCTACTCTAAATTGATTTGATGCTTAATTGACTGGGACAGTTGAAACTAAAGAAGGCTGTCCATTTTGAAGGTTCACAATGAAATTTCTGATCACCGAATAATTAACAACCTGTATATCAGCTTGCATATAGCCTTGAGATACGCGATTACTTGGGTTATTCGTCGCATCAAGTAAAATACTAAATGCTTTGGTTGCTTGATTTGGGAAATTCACATCGCCGATCAATCCAAGGTTATAAAGATTGATGAAAAATGTTGTTAGGGTAGCTTTTGCAGATGATCTAACACTTGGATTCTGAAGAAGACCAATGTAAAGTCCGATTGCGAATGCAATACTATAAGCAATATAATTTGTCAGGGTTGTGTAGTCGTCCATCCTGATTGATTGATTACTTGAAGTATTTTGACCAGTCTGCAATGAAAAATAATTACCGCCGGATGATGGGTTATAAATAACATCAAGGCCATTATCGCAAGCAAAAATAATATCTGCGTTGGTGTACATACCACCGCTTTTTGTAGTTTGTGTGCCGACAACACCAAGTATTTGCTTGTTCAATGCAGATTCGCTGGGCAATAAATTCACGCGACGCCCGCAAGCAAAACCTTGCGGTGAAATTAAACGGGTGAGGCCGCTATAAGTATCAAAAATATAGCACCAGTCGCCGACCAAGAATTTAACATCGTAGTTATCAATACCTGCCGCATCTTTCGCTGTTTTTGCTTGTGCAAGTGTTTGACCAGCGGGCCCGACAATGTGCATAAATATGCCTTCAGAAATAGCGAAAGCAATTTGAGCGCTGTAGCTAGTTGTATCGTCCATATCATTGAGCATGGCAACGCTGCATTTTGAACCACGAAGCGCGTACATTCCTGTGCGAGGGGCTGTATCAGAACCGACCATAACTGTTGCTGTAATAGTCGTTGCGCCGTCTAAACCACCAGTCAAAGTATAAGTTGCATTTGCTGGTGCTACAGTCGATATGCCAACCGTAGCGACAATTAACTCAGATGGCCCGCGGATACCACTTTGCCCTAAATTAATTGCATCAACCATTGCCTGCCAAAGCGCTAAACCCGTTCCTGCAATATTGTCAAAAATTTCAGGTGTGCGACCCGCGCTTAAGTTATTTGGCAGCGAAACTGAAATACGTTTAGTGTTTTGCGCAGAACCCGCACCTATGGTCACGCTGACAGAATTTCCGAGTGTGCCAGTATAAATCGCTGTAGCCGTCATGCCTGTTGCGGGCGCAGTATCAAGGATAGCTTTTGATGCGGCCGCATCTGTGCCATCAGTGACGCGCACACATCTAAAATTGTTTGCGCAATTTAAAGATGCCGCATAAATGCCAGTACCAAGATCGTATTTTCTTGCGACTGGGAGTCCGAAATTTCTCACATATTCGTTCATGTTACCGCAAATAACTGCGGTGTTTTTCTGTCCCCATGTAGCAGTACCAACTTCGCCAAGGATATTACTTGCAACGCCGTTAATCTGCGTCTGAGATGGAGGCAAAATATTGACTATTCCACCAGGCGCTAACAATGATTGCGGATTTACTGTTCCCGCTTGTACGACCTGAGTCATGATTTTCTCCTATGCGCTTTTTGCGCTCAATTCGGGTTTAACGTAAATGACATTTACTCTATGTGCGTTTTCGTCGAGGACTTTTTCTATTTCGTCTTTTGATGTGATCGCATCGCCGCGCCTGTAATCTCCAAACGCATCGACGACAATCAAGCGCCTCTCTTCTTTCGCTTCTTTCGCTTCTTTCGTTTCTTTAATGTCTTTCATAAAAATTCCTGGGCAATTTTGATAGGCATAAAAAAACCCGCGCGCGGCGGGTTTATTTGAAATGTAAATGAGTGTTTTATAATCCTGATGGGTCACTCGTTAAGCTATTAATAAAAGGATCAGCGATTGTGTATTCTATTTCTGTCTGAGTAGTTGGATATTCAACCGAGTACAAAAGATCGCGACGATACAATTTGCTTTTTTCCATACTATCGGTAATTCGTGTGCCGTGATATTTAAGGATTGCATAATAATCATCAGGTAAAACAAAACGTTCAGTCGCGGCAAATAAAATATCTATAGGCGCAACAATAGCCGTTCGTATGGGATCACTTGAAGCCCACACGCTTATCATGAAAACACGCTCTTGTCGCTTTAATTCTCTTATACCGATACCTGGTACGCCAATATTTGCGCTAAGGCGATAAGCGCCTGTAATTGTAACAATAGCGCCCACAGACGAAGCGCCAGGAATCAAGGCGGCAATTCCCGCTGCTATGGTTGTTAATGTATCGCCCGCAAGAATCGTATAAGCATAGCCAGTACCGTTTACAATCACCATACAGGTTTGCGGAGTTGTTATCGTTCCTGAAACTGTGACGGTTGTGGTATCTGTTACTGTTAAAATAATAGTTTTTGGATTTATTGTTGATTGATGCCAATTAATCGGGAAACGTGTTGTCACTCTCTCAGAAGGTGTAGCATAAACACTTACATTTGCTTTTCCGACTGCTAAATCTGCATCTAAATTATCAGGGATTGGCCATCCGCCATAAATTCTAACGTCTACATTGGCTACAGATGGATTTAGCAAACCATTTGGATATACGGCGGTTTGGCATATATCAACCAACGAATTAATTACATCAGATAAATCAGCCATTAATATCACCAGCCTATATTTTATGTTTGTAATCTTTCACATAGCGCTTTGTAACCTAGTGAATTCCAGTAAGCCGCAGTTACTTGATAACGTACACCCAAGTCATCTGTGATAATGTCCCTGTCTCTAATTAGAGTTCGTGGTTTCCTAATAAAAATATTCCACAAAGAACCGCGTATAGTATCGCCAGGCAAATTAGCAGGAAATTGTTTAGATTCTTTTATTTGTTGTATGCTTGCTTTAAGCCCAGACGCGACTAAAGTCTCTGTGTTTGGTAATAAACCCTGATAAGGTTGTGCGCCTATACCGGTTAATGTTGGTGGCCGCGTAATAGATACGATGCGAGGGTAACTAAAACTCACACAAATGCCCTTGTTCTGTAAGGGTCAAGCAAAGCTTTTGTCATTGGGTCAATATAATTGTTTACGCCAATAACACCAATTGCGCCAGAAGCCCCATAACCACCATATTGTACTGCCGTATCACCTGCTCTATATGATTTAACATTTCCATAAATTGGAAAATCAAATATCGCAAGCATGATATTTGCACAGGCTTGTTTTATTTCTGCTGGTAAATTTGCATAAGTCCATCCGGCAATATACCAGAATTGTATTTGCGTAAAATAACTAAGATATACCCCAGAAGGAGACCATACATTCGATGTTGTACGATCATATCCGGCTAATGAAGCATTAAAAATTTCCCAGATTGGAGGGCCACCGAATGATGTCATCGCCGCCAAAAGATTATATTCGTTTGTGGCGAAATTTCCGCTGCTTCCTCGTCTGCCATACCCATAACGACCCCGACCAGAAAGCAGTCCTACAAGCGGCCATCTCGACAATGATGTAATTGGCCTTCCTGCGGGCATTTGTTTTTCTTCAAAAATCGTCATACCAAAATCGAGCGTAGCATCTACATCATGCGAAAACTGAACACTTTGCAATGTTAATGCTTGGCCATTTACAGCTAAAACGATGCAAGTTTCAGTTATTGAGGGCGTTCCTTTATCTAATGTAATAGCTTCGCCATTTTGAACCTGTAAAACGCCGCCCGATACATTAACAATAACATTTGTACCTGGCGAAATACTTTGCGTAGCTATTAAAGTATAATTTGGATTTTTTATCAGCATATAACAAGGATTGCCATTTGCATCTGTCGCGTATATTAATCCTTCTTCACGTTGTAAATATCCATCAATAATAATACTCGCTTGTGTAACTTCTTGAGCTGTTGCATCAGGTACACCGTAAGCGATATAGTCAGAAGGCTCTAAATAAATGCTTCGCATCTAATTATGAACTCTGAAAAAGAAGTGCGACATTTGTTAGGTTTGCTATAGAACCGCCGCTATTTGTGATGGTAATTTTAAGAGTTTGAGAAGGCGAAGAAGAAGAATTATTGACTACAAGCGGAGTGCCGCCTACGACACTTGCGGTAGTGGGTGAACCCTGCGATATTGTGCCCGCTGTATCAAGATATCTTTGTATGCTAACACTCCCATCTTGATCACTTGTCACAGCAAAAGAAAATATTTTATACCCATTTGTGTATATAAGATTTGAATTTATACTAGAACTTGCATCAATAGTCGTGGCGAGCGCTAATTTTGTAGTATTAAGATAAAATTGCAGTGATGGGCCAACATCCATCGGGGTATGCGCATCTTCTTGCGTAGTCACTGTAGTCATAAGGATGCACCCTCCAAATTAATTAAAAATGTTGACGCTGCTAATTTTTTATCAATCATATACTGACCCAGTCGATCATCAACCTCTGCAACACCATACTTAAAAACTATTTCAAACATCTTTGCTTTATTTTTACTATCTAACCACACAGAGTTTTCAGGATGGTCATTGCCAGGCTGTATAAAAAGCGTATGTGTACTTTGTGATTGAGTTTGCTTGTAAACTTTCAAAACCTTTCCCCAAAAAAAACCGCACCTGCAATTAAGAAAGTGCGGTATTTAAAATTTACCTATTTGATCAAAATAGTGTACATATACGTACATTAAATTAATTATTTAAATAAATTAAGGACGCTGTACAGCAACAACACCGTGAGCATAAGATGGGCCTTTTGCAAGGATACAGTCAAACTTAACACCAACATATTGTCCTGTTAAATTTCCGGTTAATCCTAATTGGAAAAGTCTAGGATTTGGATCATCGCTATCACCAGAAATGTAAGGCATCTCAATATCTTTTTCAGTCAAAATAACTGCAAAATAATTGAGGTTTCCGGCAGGAGGCGCATCAAAACCATAGAGAGCACCAGCAGCAGAAGGCAAGAATGATTCACCGATTATCGGTAATTCGCCAGCTTGCGTACGCAAGGTTTCAACTTCCACACCAGCAACAACTGTGCTTTTACCGAAAGTGATTTGCGATGCTTTTGCTTCACGATCAAGATAATCACCCAGTATAGGATTAACATAAATTGCGGTAGGTTTTGCAGCATAAGTTGTATTTGCAAATATAGAAGCAACCGCGGCTTTTAGACCATCAATTATTGAAGCTCCAGGTGCAATCGTGAATTGATTGGTGATCTGGTTTAAAAGCCCCATGTACTGAATGGTTGTTGGAGTGGTCATGCTTGTATCATTACCATTCCAAATTGCGGCGGCACGCGTAACTTGAATACCTGAAATAATATCGTCGATATCTTTTGCAACTACATAGGCAAATTGCCCTTGTTGCTGGGTCACATCTTTATCAAATAGAGAGATGTTAGACTGTGCAACAATAGCTTTAATATATGCAGTACGTTCGACGCGGATTGGGCCTGTTGCCGAAGGTGTAATAGCGCGAGGATCAGTAAAAGAACCAGATGAAATTGCCGTTTGTTCAAAATAACGATGCGGATGGCCGGTTGCCTTAACTTGAGGTAAACGGTTAAGTGCTACAGACGACCGACGTACGATATCGAAAATTTCTGGTTCGTACATATTAACTTCGATTGCGCCAGTGCCCAAAAAGTCAGCAGCACCTTCTAATGCACGAAAACTACTATTTATGTTAGGCATTAATTTACTCCTTCAATTGCGTTTGACATCATCATGCTTGCTTTTAATGCGATGCGCTGAAGACGGGGAATACCAGGTGTTTTATCTAAAGCAGCATCCAATTCATGCACTGATATTTTGTTTGTATCAGTTGGATTTAGTCCGGCTTTTGTTAAAATAGATAAAACCCCCTTAGGCAATGTTTTTCTCTCAGGAGCTGCGCCAGCATCTAGATTTGCCTTTTTTAAATCGTTGATCTGGGTTGTTAAACCTTCAATCATTGATTTAAGTTCATCATTTTTTTTGTCTCCCTCTTCTTCTTTTTTATCAGCAGCGCCGTGCATCCAATCATTAACCTGATAAACGTGCGGCAATTTTCCAAGTGCAGCCTCGGCTTCCATTGAATCAGCCATGCCATGTAAAATTGCAACGTGGCCGCCTTTAGGGTGCATACCCATACCGGCAGCACACATAGAAGCAGCAGCAGCGCGCAATCTATCTGCATGTTCTTTTACTATATGACCAACACCAGCAGCCTTTAATTTCTTTTCTTCGTCTTCTTCCTTCCCTTTTGCAGTTAGCGCAGTAATTTGCGCTCCCATCTCTTCAATCTTTGTCATCAAAGCTTGAACGTTTTCATCACTCATAAGTTTCTCCGCTTTAGCCGATAAGGCTGTGGTTGTATAGGCAGCTTTGTCTTTTTGTAAGACAGCCGCTCCAGTAAAAACGCAGTAATCAATGACCAGGGGGTTTTCATCCAGAGACCGCAATCGCGTTTGTGCTTCAAAAGAAAAGCCCAGAGATGCTTTATCAGCTTGGATGCGTCTAACTTCGTCAGGAAAGTCCGCGCCGTAAAAAAATCCTGCAATGTGTATCGCATTGCCTTGTATTGTTGCTTCGGTTATTAATCCGATTTTGTTTTGTGAATCGTGACCGTCTAAGGAAGGTGTGAAATCTACAGCCATACCTAAAAGACTTGATAAAGCTTTCTCAGCAATTAGTTTTGGTAAAATCACGCACTTACCCATGCTGCCGCCGAGAGGCGCATCACTAGGCTGATCAAGTCTTGTTAAAATTCCACTGAAAGGTGTTTTATTTGGATGATCTTTAACGTCTGGCATTTCAATTGCCATCGCCTCTAAGCGTAAAGCTTGGGCGTGCCATTCATCAGTATTAATTCCTAATTCATTCGCTTTACGTAAAATTTTATTACGCGCAGTTTTTCTTTCTTCGTCTGATAATCCTTGGGTGCGATCAACCATTTTCCACGCCATTTTTACGTGAGTTGCGTCATGTATCGGCAATGCACGTTTTTCAGGCACAGCAAAGCTACTAGACGGGAGTGCATCCCGTTCTTGAGTTGTAAGAGCCATTATTTAAATCCGATAAATGTTTTTAAAATACCGACGGAGTAGCGTTGCGTGATAAATCAGATAATAAGCTTGAGCAAGTAATTTTTTGATCTAAAACAGACAAGCAAGGTTCTCTTACAAAAAGAGGGTAATTAATATATTGACCATTATTAACCGTAATTTCTTCCACCTTTTTCTTAATAATTTCTCATTGTTCTTTGCTTGGAGTTCCGTTGATTGCGTGAGAAAAGCCATCAAACCATGCTTTAAACTCTGAAGTAGTCATGTTTAGCATTTTAAAATCTTCCCGTTTTTTAAAATAATACTAATAAAAAGTTTTGCTTCGCCGCTTAAATGCGTAAATGTATGATTAAGATCAGATAAAATCGCACTTACCTTGTGAAGTTCTGAGGCTAGATAGTGATTTCCAACCTTAGTGGCATTATTGATATACGCTTCGATTTCGTCTAAGGCATAATCATATTCTATCTTTTTAATTTTTATCGGTTCGTTAAGTTTATCTTCATTACTTTCAATGTAAGTTATTTCATCAAAAGCAACAGATGAAGAATCTTCATCGGTAATTTTTATTTTTATTTCGGGTTTAACGTATAATTTATTAACTTCCTGCTCGGTTTCTACTTCTAACCTATCAAGAACTTCTAATATTTCATCACCAGTCTCATTTTTAACAGACGATAAAATAACTTCTTTTTCAGTTGATTCTATTAATTCACTTGATTCACTTTTTGATTTAGCGCGATCTTTCTTTGACATAATCTACTCCTTAACTTACAACCAAAACATCAATCAATCCGGCTGCAATTGTGCCACCGCTTACTGGTGTTAAAATGACATCAAAGCCAGTCGCGGTTTTGCTAGAATCTGCAACATGCCAGAAACATTCTTGCTGTGGATTAACGAAAACAGAATAGTTATCTGATAAATCAGCGGTTGTACCAAAACTTATCGAAGTTGTTACAGGATTATTTGTTTGGCTGCCCAATGTAATTGTTCCAGCGCCACCACCTGTGCTGCCTCCACCTGTCACTGTGATTGCAGAGCCACTATCGTACAAAGTACCGGCCGAACTTACCGCGATTGAAGTTAATCCATAAAGCGGGGTAAGCGTTACGCCTGTCCCTGAACCCGAGGAGGTGGTTGAAATTGGGTTAGAGGCAAGAACCGTTAAATCTCCAGGAGTGGAAACAGTAAACCCTAAGAGACCATATAAAGCGGTGTTAAACGTAGCGCCTGTGCCAGAACCTGAAGTGCTAGCTTGAGTGAAAGATGATGCGTTTGTTTGATATATTCCTGGGGTTGTAATGGTGAATGTATTAACACCATAAACAATTGTATTAAATGTAGCGCCTGTACCGCTTCCCGACGTGGCAAACTGTGTGAACGTAGACGCGTTTGTTGTATAAGAACCTGCTGTCGAAACAGTCAATGTCAGTACACCGAAAAGAGCTGTATTAAAGGTCGCGCCAGTTCCTGATCCGCTCGTGGAAGCTTGCGTGAACGTCGTACTTAAAACAGTATAATCGCCAGGCGTAGATATATGGAAAGTCGCCACAGCACCAGAAGAAACTGTATCAACCGTGATAACTGCCGCTGTACCCGTTCCTCCAGCTAAAGTAATCGTATCACCAGGCGCATAACCTGAACCACCAGCATTTTTAGCAACACTTACCAACTGCGCATGAGTTACTGTAAATATAGCTTTTGTCGCACCAGCGCCACCGGCAACGGTAATAGTATCGTTAATTGCATACCCCGAACCTGCGGTCAAAACTGCTTTACTGATGACTTTTGTGGTTGCAACAGTGAGAATTGCAGCGGCGGTGAAAACGCCTCCTGCCAATGTGATAGTGTCAGTTGGTGCGTATAAGGTACCCGCAGCGTTTACAGCAGCGCTCACAAGTTTTGTCGTACTGATAGTTAATATTGGCTCTGTACCCGTGCCACTGCTAAAAGTTATGGTATCGCCAGGCGCGTAACCTGTGCCCACAGCGGTGATTCCGGTTGTAGATAAAGCTTTCATATGTGGGACAAGAGTAGCACCCGAACCATGCCCCGATGTGCCGATTGTTGGCAGCGTTGCATAACTACCAGCAGCGGTCACAGCGACAGATGCTATAACACCAGGACTGCCTAAGTTTACTGCGTTCGCTTGCATACCCATTATGACGCGATCGGTGTATTTAAAATTTGATTTGTCTACTAATTCAACATCATGGACTTGCAATGGCATTTTATGTCTCCAGTTAAAACATTTAGGGTAAAATTCAGGCGAAAAAAAACCCGCGCGCGGCGGGTTTGTGTATGTGCTAAAAGCTAGGTTTTTGGAGTTTTTATGCCCAGTAAAAGATTTATAAAGCCTTTTAAAAAAGACTCTATTGACTATCGAAAATTACAACAATGCCATCAATTTGATTTTGTTATGACACAAGATTTATTTCGGTGGACGGATATGGACTCGGTGGACGGATATGGACAATGAATACTTCCACCAACTGAAGCAACGCAAACAGAGGCAATGTTCTCAGAATATATATGCACATTAACCTGAAGCGTGCTTGGTGGAGATTTTACGCCTGATCTTCCCAATGGAGGTTTTGAAGTATCCAAACGCCCTATGGGAGTATATCCACCATATTTATAATCTTTATCCATATTTAACCTCTTTATAAATTTTTTACGGATTTTAAAAAGTTTATTTAATCTTGCTTTCTCTTTATTGCTGCCCCATTGGGCAGTGCCGATCACGTTAATATTGTTAGTCATTTTTTTCTTCTTTTAAAATTTTTAATTTATCGGAATATGGATATGCGTTTATACCATTTCCAACAGAAATATTGACATTTGGCGCAATGCGAAATGCTATTATTTTCCCGTTATGATCTCTTTCAACGGTAATTTTTGCCTTACTCATAGGAATATCCGCATCACCAAAATCGTGAGTAGGAAATAAGTCGCGAATATCACCCTCAATAGTGTCTATCTTATGATAATAATCTGGGTTATTAAAAACTTTCGATGCTTCATCCATTTTTTAGCCCTCAATACGAGGCTATATTATGAATCATCCGAATTTTTTTGGCTATCTGGTTGTGCTGGCTGCGTCTTATAATTATCTGGCAAGTCTTTATCATCAATGACTTTTGACCCCCGCGCAGCAGATATAGCAATCTGAACATCTGCTTCTTTAAGATTTGCCCATTGATCATCACTCGGGGGTTCGCCAAGCTTCTCTCGTATTTCGTTGGGAGTAAACACATTATTTTTGTAGTATTTATCATAAATATTTGCAGTTGCTTCTTCATCTTCGCGATCAAGTCCAACAAATTTAAAGCAAAGACTATAACACCCCAGTCTTCGATGAATTGCTTCACGCGTAAAATATGATGCTATTGTATTTGCTTTAGGCTTAATTGCAGAGTCCCAGTCACGATCTTCTGAAACTTCCGCCGTGCTTCGATTAACGTCAGATTCAACACCTAAATTTTGCGGGCTTAAATCAAAGGCAACTGCAATTTCACGATATAAAGTTTGCTGATATTCAAGATAAAGCGCTTTATCATCGCCAGTGTGTAAATTTATTGAATCAGGCTTATCTATACCGCCGATGATGGGCATTATTCCCTGCCCTTCTATTTCATTTCTCCAATAGTTTCTGAACGTTCTAAGGACTGCCTCATCTGCTGTGCCTGCATACAACAAAATCCTTGGCTGGGCGTTGCTTGCCACATTTCCCGCGTAATCAGCAGCACCAAGTTGACGATTAATAGTATTAAAAGCAATTTCGAGTGGCCCATAACCGTAGGGAGTCTCAGACGAAGGATTAGCTTTAATATAAATGAGTTCATCGTTTGAAAGTTCTACGCCTTGATAAACACCGATATTGTTATATCCAAGTGTCTGAATATAACGAGACTCATTTCTTCCACCGCCCCACCCTGGAAATATCTTGATGCTTTGGGCATCGACAGGCCACATCCACAATGGCCTGTCTGGATTGCCGCTGAGTTGTTGTTCGATACACCCTGCACCAAAAACAAGTAAGTCTTCAATCACAGCCTCCAAAAACGAAATAGTGTTATCGTCAGTATTTGGATGCAAGAAGCACTCGGTAATCGATGCAATTTGTTTTTCTAATGTTTTGTTAAGCTTAACACCTTTTACTGGCGCAATCTCCCATTGCAAATGCGCAATGGGATTTTTAATTGCATTAATAGCACGCCTGGCATAAGGCGTACGTGAAAAATACCGCAGGTTGGGTGGTGTCGGCTTAAATGTCACTTTGCGGTTAAGCGTACCGCCCAATTGCATAAGACGCGGATAAATATCTGTATCGCGCTTCGGGATATTTTTTTTGCGACCGCCTAATAATTGTAATTTATCCCAAAATCCCATACTTTCTAGATCGCCGTGAAAGAAAATTGTCGTGCTTTGTCTTTTTCATTAAGAATAAATTGCGTCACGCTATCAACGTCATCATCGTGCGGCGCGTTAGGAAAAGACGAAAGATTATTTAAAAAATCTTGGAGCCAAGGTGCGCCCTCTAAGAGATATATTTTTCCAGCTTCAATCATTGGTGTTGCAGCATTCGCGCGCGCTACTTTATCAATATCAACTTTTATAGCTTTTATGGGCAAAGTGGTTTCACGATCAAGCTCTTGCATTAAAGATTGACCGCTTGCCTTATCTTCTATAAGTATTTGATCGGGCGGAAATTGTCGGGCTAACATTACAACAATTCTTTTAAGTTCTGGAAATTCTACTTTTTCTTTCCACCGGTGAATAAGATAAAATCCATTTTTCGCAACACCCCAAATTGTACAAACGCTATAATCATTGAGCGCGCCTTTTTTAAAGGCGGTATCCCATGAATGTACAATCTTTTCAAAATATGGAGCAATAGAATAAAAACGCCACCAATAACGCTTAAATATTTCACCTTCAACCGCGCTTGGTCGTTGCTGATAAAGCGCAAGATAACTTTCTTTGAGTTCTTCGCGAATGTTTTGAAGCGCTTCTTCGTCGAAACGTTCGCGGCAAAGTGCTTCGCCAATTTGTCTACCTAAGACATCATTTTCTTCTGCCTCTGCCGGCAGATTAATTATATGCCATTTATGCGCCTGATCGCCGTGAATCAAACGGCCTGCAAGGTCATCTTCATGCCATCGGGTCATAATTAATATGATCCAACCGCCAGGCTCTAAACGAGTAAATAGGTCGTCTTTGTACCAATCAAAAGTTTTATTTCGATAAGTTTCGCTATTTGCTTCTTCTCTATTCTTAACTGGATCATCTATAATTATGCCATTTGCGCCAGTTCCAGTAACCCCAGAACCCACACCAGCCGCTCGATATCCACCATCTAGATTGGTTTCCCAATCAGAGACCGCCTTTCTGTCTTTGCTTAAAACTATGCGTGTTTGAACTATTCTGCGGGTTTTACGGCTAAACTTTTCGGCAAATGTTTTATTATATGCGCCTACAATAACTCTTTGTGTTTGATCTTTTTCTAATAACCACGCAGGCAATCTAACTGTTATTAATTCGCTTTTGCCATGACGCGGCGGCATAAATACGGCAAGCCTTTTAATGCTTCCGTCAATTATTCCATCAAGACCACTACGACGAATGTACTCAAGATGCTTCCAAGTCCAGCAAAACGTCGGCGATACAATCGGGAGCCATTCATCAAAACTCAAAAACTTCTTTTCTTGATTTTGTTGTCTTCGCCTTCTTAATTCTAATTCTGCCAATGCTTGAAGCTTTATAGATTCGAGAGACAATGTTTTTTAAATTTAATCAGTGGGTATGCGACCATTAACAATGTCTTGCAACTGCTCATCTGTCAAAGATGATACATCCTTTGTGAGCGCAAAAGTCTTTACAGGCGCATCAGCACCTAATATTTTTCGTATTTCTTCTTTTGCTTTCATTGCAGCAGATAAATATCGCGGATCCCCTTCTTGATTTTTAGCTTCGTCTGTTCTTTCGCCAAGACTGTTATCTAATGGTTTACCTTGTGCATCAACTGTTCTTTTAAACCACGTGGATTTTGCTGGTAATTTGCTACGTTCCCAGGCTTGCATTGCTTGATCAGAAATATATTCATGCTGTAAAATTTGCTCGGCTTTTACTTTTTTAATATCGTCCATTAATTCTGTACTGTACCGTTCACTCACTCTCTTTAGAATTTTAGCAACAGCCGGCTGACTTATTTTTAATTCTTTAGCGATTCGCTCTTGAGTCCACATCGATTGACGCAAAGACCAGACTTGTTTTTCTCGTTCTGTAGTGACTTCTGATGGGATTTGTTTTTTCTTTCTTTTTTTAAGAGTCAATATAACCTCCTAAATATAACTTGCTTTTCCTAAAATTTTGGGCAAAAAAAATCCGCACTAGCTAGGGGCAGATTTTAAGGTCAAGAAATAAATTCTGATAAAAACATAGCAGTATTAAGTTACTGAGTCAACATATTTTTATAAAAAAAGCAAGTATTTTTATTGTATACCTCTTTTTGTAAAATATTTTTCTGCAAGATTATATAAATACTCCATAAAATAGAGCCTTTTTAAGGATTTACAAACCTGCCGAGTTTTATCGTACACAAAAACTCGGCAACCGAATTTTATCGAGGCGAATAATTTATTTTTAAAATACTTCACTTTACACCTTGACAAACGTTATTCACCACGTTACACTGTCCCTATGATGTGAAATTAACTAGGACAGGAGATACGGAAATGTGCACCGAAACAAAGATTGAAATGCAAGTAAAGATTTTAAATAAAGATGGCTCAACAAAGCACGCTTCCCAATGTCAAATGTCATTCGGAAAAAAAGACCCAACATGTCACCGCTGTGTTGAACTTTTAAACGGTTCATCTTCCCGTGGTGGCTGGCAGCGAAAATATTACTCAGATAAAAAACAACAAGAACAAATCGAAATTGAAGCAATCCATGTGCACCACAGAAGCGAGAAACATTTGTCTGGTGGTTGCGGTCCAGTTTGTACTTTTGGAGATTGGTAATTTAAATTTTAAAGGAGAAAGTAATGGGTCGTGAAATTAGAAGGGTTCCGCCAAATTGGCAGCATCCGAGATATACAAGAGAAAATGCGCCATTCCCAAATTGGGTTGAAAATTATCAATCGATGTTTGATGAAAATTATGAAGAAGCCGTTTTAGATTGGTTCGAGAATTTTGACAGAATTAGAAAAGGCGAAATGACAGATGATGAGAAAAAATATTATCCGAATGGGCTTAAAGATTGGTTAATCGACTATAGTCCCCCCGATCCATTGTATTATCGGTTTTATAAAAACGAAGAAGCTACATGGTTTCAAATGTATGAAACCACATCTGAAGGTTCGCCTGTTACACCACCATTTGCCACAAAAGAAGAGATTATAGATTACTTGGTATCGAATGGCGATTTTTGGAATCAGCGTCAAGGAGAGGGAGGTTGGCCTAGAGAAAGTGCAGAAAATTTCGTCAATCAAGAATGGTCGCCCACTCTTGTTATTAAGCAATCAGAAGATGGCGTAAAAATTTTAAAGCCTAGGGATGGAATTTAAAAATGCAATGGTTAAAGAAGTTATTTTGTCGGCATGAATATACTTATGTTAGAAAAACTTCAGGAAGAATATGTATTCAATATAAAAAATGCGATAAGTGTGGAACTAATTCGAGAGAAGAAATTTTGCCGATTATTCATCTTGAAAAAAAATACAATTTCTCAATAGTCAAAGGTATGGCTGAAGCTGCAAGGCTTTATAACGAGTATTATAAAATAAATATGTATAGACTAGAAAATTTTAACTATTCTTTGTCTCGGAATATGTATGAATCAGCTTATAATGAAGCCATTAAAGTTAAACCAAAACCAGACAATACAGCATCGATAGCGAAAAATATTTTTTGTGAAAAATGCGGATGGCCAATTATACACGTATGCTGCAATGACGGAATGGACAAAGCGCCATGGGGTGGAGATTATTGGGGATATTGCTCGAATAAAAGTTGCAAAAATCATGATGGCGAAGATTGGGATCAATGCGGATTAAGTTTTTCATTTCACGTGAACCCGAAAATCGCTATCTAAATCTCTCTTGCCCCTCGTAGCAACCCTCCAGCCAAGTTTTGGCAGTAGCAATTCTAAGATCGAGTGTTCTGATAGATATACCTAATTTTTTAGATAGAGTTTCTTTCATCCATCCGCTCAAATAATAAAAAATAAGCGCATCTGCTTCTATGGGTTTGTACACTTTTAATCTTAATATCCAGGAATCCATTTTTTCAGCTATTGGATTTTCAAGCATTGGCTTTGGCCCGTAAGTTGGCTTTACCATTATACCTAATTGCATTAATGCAAAAATATTTGATTGAGTAGGATAACTCAAATTCTCAGCGCAATTGTGTGACCACTGCGCCCACTCTTGCAGCATTATTTCAATTTCAGAGGTTTTTCGTTCTTTCATTCAAGCTCAAAATGCGCGTAATCTAAAAAACTATATTCGTTGCTGTCTTCCCAGCCCGCACCCCAGATTATTTGATGCGATGAATATATCATAGTTTTACGGTGATGGAATAATTTTTTTAAGTTATTGGCGTAATTTTATTTTTCATTTCATCAAACGATTTTTTAAATTCTTCATGAATAGCTTTTTTTCCCGAATAGTCTTGCCAGCGTTTTATAATGACATCGCAGTATTTTTCGCTTAATTCCATCATAAAGCAGTTTCGGGATGTTTTTTCACAGGCAATCAAGGTAGAACCTGACCCACCGAAAAAATCTAAAATATTTTTTGATTCTTTAAAATATTCATTAAAGCACCATTCAGAAAGTGCAATCGGTTTTTGAGTTGGATGAACTCTTGATTCTTGTCTTTCGGAATCTTTCATTAAACCTTTCCAAAGATGGCGAAAAATCCGAACACTCTTTTTTTGAGGGTGCTTAATATAAGCCAATTCACAATCACTATTATTATCTCTTTGATTTTCTTCTACCCTTTTATCCCAAACTAGCCAACATGGGGAATCTGGCAATTTATGACAAAAATAATTTCCACCCCAATAAATAACAATATCCGATAAAGAATCGGCAATTGAAAATACTTCAATGGCGGTTTCTATAGAATTATCACCAATAATCGCATCAAAATCTTTGCTTTTCCCTATTCTATTTTTAACAGAGTTTTTAATGGTTCTTTCTGTTGGTTCATTTATTCCATAAGGGGGATCAGTAAAAACCATATCGATTTTTTTATTATTTAATAATTTTTCAATGTCGGTAATTGCAAGACTATCACCGCACATCAAACGATGATTGCCCAAAATCCAAATATCACCACGCTTTGATATCGCTTCTTCGGCAATCTCAGGTACACTATCTTCTTCCCCGCTACCAGGTGGTAATTCCTCTACAAACAGATTAGCTATTTCTTCATCATTAAACCCAGTTAACGAAAGATCAAACTCAAGCGCTTTTAAATCTTCAAACTCAAGCGTTAAAAATTCATTGTTCCACGTGGTTTCTTCAGCCACCCTATTGTCTGTAATTCTAAAAGATTTACCCTGCACCTCTGAGAGATCATCAGCTATGATGACGGGCACTTTTTCTATTTCTAATTTTTTTGCAGCGAGATATCTGGTATGCCCTGCCAATATATTTTTATCTTTATCGACAACGATAGGTTGTTTAAAGCCAAATTCTTTAATACTCATCGCTACTTTTTCTACGCCCGCGATATTATTTCGTGGGTTTCTGTCGTATGGATTTATTTCATCAAGTGCCAGGTAAACAATTTTCAATTCAGTCATTGGGTTCATCCAAAATCATATAATGTGAGTTTAAAAATATCAAGAAATTCTATTACCATTTCTTCCCGCTCTACCCTTGTCAGACTCATCGATGACACTCCCCGCAGCGAAAATATTACTCAGATAAAAAACAACAAGAACAAATCGAAATTGAAGCAATCCATGTGCACCACAGAAGCGAGAAACATTTGTTTGGTGGTTGCGGTCCAGTTTGTACTTTTGGAGATTGGTAATATTCTTCATAAGTTACTGTACCATATTTCTTAGAAATCACCTTTTCCAATTTCCAACCAATTTTTTTAAAGTTCCAGCCCATCTCCCATCCATTTCCCATGTATTTGAATTATAAAAGATTGCTTTCCCATCTTAAAACCCACGCTCAAAATTTTATTAAGTATGTTTCAAGAATCCTTCCATATTTTTTATTGCAACCGTTATGAGTAACGTATATAATAGATAATTAACAAATTAAGGATTTTAAGGTGGATAAAGTTAAAGAAATGACCGAATATCCGCAAAATGAAATGTCTAAATCAATGGGTCATTACATTGGTCAATCTTTAGACCCCGAAGGCTATATAAGAAATTCAAAATGTATTATTAAAACATTTTCAGAAGGGTTTAATTTGCCTTTAGATCATTTTCAGATTGACGACTCACCGAAATCCTATCTTGAGTACCTTAAAACAGGAAAAATAACAATATCTATGTCAGATGAAGCATATAAACGATATATAACGCTTCACGAATCATTTGGAGTAATTCCATGAACGCATGGGACAAAACCCCTCAGGGCAAAGAAAACGCCCGCATACGCAGCAAAAACTACCGTGAGCGCATGAAAGCGAGAGGGATGATAAAAGTCTCTGAATGGCTGCATAAAGACGATGCCAAAGAGTTACAGCAGTTTATAGATCAACTAAAAAATAACGAAAAATATCATCCTGACAAAAATATTTAAAAATATTTCACTTTACACCTTGACAAACGTTATTCACCACGTTACACTGTCCCTATGATGTGAAATCAACCAGGACAGGAGATACGGAAATGAAAAAATTATGGATAGTAAATTTAAGTGGCAGCAAAAAACTAAAAAATGGAGCATATCTTCGCACCAATCTAAATAATAAAAAATTTTACTTTAAAGTATATTCTTTTGGCACTGGGATAGTAATTAAAAATAATATACTTTCTTCGGCGTCAAGATTTGGTAAAAATATTTTTGAAGCAGACCCATCAATTCAATGGGTGGAAAATAATGATCATGAAAAAGTACAGATCTTAAAATCGAATTAACGCCAATAGGAGATACGAACATGGGCGTATTTTTAGAAAATGGCGAAAGTGTAGTCCTTGAAAACGGCGACACTCTTATCATAGGAAACGAAAAAGTAAGCTTTTCGTTGAAAGACGAGCAGTTTATAAGATATGAAAAAATCAATGATGAATGGGTTGAGCGTAAAAGGTGGAGCGCAAAAGACAACACAGCTTATAGAAGAAATTTTTTGCAGAATAAAAAGAAAGCAATAGAAGATAAACAATCATCAGAGGAGAAAAAAAATGTTTAATCGAAAATTATTTAAAACGTGTTTTCTTGCAATCGTCATATTTGTATTTAATACAAGCGCATTAGCACAACAACATTATGACGTTAATGCGTGCGCTGCTGGAATAACTTCAATGTGTCCATTGCCTAAAAACTTTAATTGGATAATTTCTTGTTGCTCAAACTCGGATAAAGCCAGAAAGGTATTTATAAAAAATTTCCAAGGCTTTGAATCAAGCCGCCTTTCAATGCTAATAAGTGGGAAGAAAATGAGAGAAAGTCATTTTATATCAGAAAAAACATATCAAAAGATACTTGACTATAGCACATGGAGTGAAAACTTGAACAACAAGAAAATAAAAGATTGGGACATAGAAGGATTAAGGTCGGGTGAAATGGAAGTAAATAACGCTATAGACGATGATGATAAAACATATTACCGCGATAAGTTTCTGTGCGTTGTTTCAAGTAAGTTTTGCAGATAAGAGATACATGTTTTTAATGACGGGAATCCATCCGATAATAAATACAGGAAATGTACCAAACATAAAAGGTAGAAACAAATAGAGTTTTATAAATTTTGAAATTAACGCCGATCCAGCGTTTACCTCGGGGATAGTCTCTGTTATCCCCACCTATTTAGAGATATTTTATGAATTACATATTTGCAATTGGTTTTGGCGTAATTGGCGCTTTAATATTGATCGCTGCTTACATTTTGATTAAGTATATCGAGCACGATAGATTTTTAAATATAAATCCTAATAAGGAAAAAAAATGAAAGATATCATTAAAACGATATTAAAAGAATGTAAAACAAATGAAGATTTTTTAAAAAAATATAATTCATATACTTCTCCATGGTTGAATTTTAATATAGGGGAATTATTTTCGAAATTTTATTTTGATACGAAAAATGTAAATATCTCAACGAAAATTTACAATAAAACAATGAGGCTGTCATACGAAAACGAATTTTTTGACTGGATACAATCGACTTACGGAGAGAAATAATGGATGCACAAATATATACAATCGCAGGACGAGCAATTTCAGGAATGATATTACTATTAGTATTTTTTGCTATTTACTTTTTACCATGGATTATAGCGAATTATAGAAAACATCCGAATAGTACACCAATACTTTTAATAAATTTATTTCTTGGGTGGAGTTTTATAGGTTGGTTTGTTGCACTTATTTGGTCAACTTTAAATATTAAAAGGTAGATTACATATGTCTAAACATCATGATTCAGTGAAGTTTATAAAATTAGAGGATGGGAAAGTTGAAATTGTTTTTAATGATGAAAATCATAAATTAAATAAATCAGAAAACAAAATCTTTAAATGCAAAAACTGTGGGGCATTATTAGAATATACTCTTGAAATTTCAGCAGTTGATTCTTTTTACAATATATTTGCATGCAAAATTTGTCAATGGAGGAGAGAAATAGATGATTAATATTTTATGTAAAGAATGCGGTTCAGAACTGACTGCATGCAAAGAAAAAGGATTTGAAGAACTTTATGAATGTCCAGATAAAATAAACTGCGGGCTGGTTTTTAAATTAAAGTCTCACAGCATTGTTAGAGACTACCTTAAGTATAATATAATAGCTCAATTCCCAGATCCGACAGATGATAAAAAAGATGAGGCTATAGTATGCGGATTATGCAATGAATTCATAGATTACAGGAAAGTTATATCATGCAAATCTAACGAAAACGATTTCACTATAAGAATAGTGTCGCGTCATGACTGCAAATCAAGCGGTATTTAAAAAATGAGGAAAACTTTATAAAAGTAGTTGCTACCAGTAAAAATGGTGAAAAAATAGAATTGCCATTAATGGAATATGCGGTAGGCTTTCCTTGGATAAAAATATCAGAAAGACTGCCAAAAATTGACACTTTAATAGAAGTAAGGTGTATTGATTTTGACACAAAGGAAAAATTCATAACTGAACACACCACTAAAATAGTCAAAGCTTCTCTAAGAAAGGCTACTATTGAATTTGAATCAGGTAAATCATCAGAACTTTTTGCATTTATTGAGTGCACCACAACGCAAAAAGAAATAGAACTAGGTACTCAAATAATATTGTTAGCTACAGAGTGGCGAGAATTATTAATCTAAAACTTGAAATGAAACCTTAAGCCTCTTATTGTAATTATCCTCATACGCCTTTGCAACTATATCACTTTTGATAATAAGTAAATTTTCAGCATTTCTTTTCTGAGCATTCGCGCTAAAATTATAACTACCAGTGATGACTATTTTATCGTCAATTATAATGACCTTGTTGTGCGCTATCGTAACTTTTCGATCAATCCAGACCGGAATCCCTAAATCATGAAAATATAGCGCCGGAGAATATCCTTTTTTCCTGTCTTGCGTCTTATCAAGTATGATCTGAACCTTGACACCACGCCTATTAGCTCTTTCTAGTGCGATTGAAATAGGCGTTGACGTTAATTGGTATGCCTGAACTTCTATCATTCGCTGTGCGTTATCTATTGCGCCAATGATCTGCATATCGCATCGTTCGCCTGGCGTGAAGCATGGAGATACGTCGGCGGGAATTGCAAACACTGAAAACGGCAGAAGCAAAAAGAATAGTAATATATATTTCATTCAAATTTCCCACTTTGGTATGTATGGAGTTGTCTTTAATATAGTATTAAAAATAACAGTAATTTACTCATTCAGTATTTTAACCCATTTTCAATGCAGTATAATTCCCAATTTATAAAAAGGTTAAGCTCTAAATAATGCCAATTATAGTAGTATTTTTTACATATCTTGCATTTATTCGGAATTACCATCCCATCACAAAATACAACATCTCCTTTAAAATAATATTTATGTAGACAAAAAAACTGCCTAATTTTTTTAAT